TGTTACTTTTTGGCCGCCGTTGTGGCCGTGTAATGGGTCCCTGGGCCGCGACGGGGAGGTCGCCGCATCGGTTGGTTCCGACAAGAAGAATTAAGCCATAACGGATCACTCTTTGCAACCCACTATCTCGATTATTTTCGCTTTAGCGTCATCGAATCCGAGGTGCTCGCTCAGAACGGAATTGTCATTTCCCATCGGTCACATGCTCCTGGCGTCTGCTGGAAATCATCTGGCGGCACAGCGTTAAACTGAGTGCATTTGTGATCTACGTTGAAGTCGCAGTTAAAGCAGACCCTTGGCGGCCCTGCTTTCTCCCAGTCTTCTAAAATCTTTGGCTTGGTTATCATTCCCATATCCTTTTCGTAACCTTGGCAAATTTTCCGTCCAGCGTATAAGCGATGCTGGCAGGTGGCGTCCCTTTGGCCGTCGCGTAATCGCACCACCCACGCCAGTCTTCCGAATCGCGTTCGATACCGGCGTTATTGCAGATGCTTGTGAGCGTCCTGGCGGCCTTCTCCCCGGCATAGCCTTCGTGGAAGATCGCCATATATTCGTGGATCGGTTTGTCCGAAAGCGCCCCGTAATATGTGATCCTAATCATATCCCTCCCCGACGCGTAGGACGTGTGTGGGCTGAATTTCCAGCTTGTAACGCCCATGCTCTTGCCGGTTTCATCCCGCATGATATCCGCGTCTGACAGCTTCCACACCTTCTCTTCCGGCGGGGGGAAGGCATACCCGCAGGCTGGGCACGACCTGGCAGAAATCGCCACCAGTTCCTGGCATTCAGGGCATACCTTCATCGGCGCTTCGCCCGGCTTTTCTCCCGCCTTTTTCGGCTCACGCACATTCGAAATCGGCCCGTGCGTCTCGACGTTCCCGGCGAAGTCAAGCACGAGGCAATGATCGGTGTGGCTCTTGGGGCGCAACCCGCGCCCTGCCATCTGGACGTAAAGACTAGGCGACATGGTAGGGCGCAAGAATGCAATCAGGTCAATGTCGGGATAGTCAAAGCCGGTGGTCAGCACGTTGGCATTAGTCATGGCCTGGATGCGCCCCGCCTTGAACTCATCAAGCAGCCGCGCACGTTCGGCCTTTGGCGTTCCCCCTGTGATGCATGCCGCCGGGATGCCGTTGATTGCCAGTTCCTCAGCGATGTGTTCGGCGTGCTTTACGCCAGTGCAGAAGATCAGCCACGCCTTGCGGTCCCCTGCCCGCCGGATGATTTCTTCCACCGTCTCGCGGTTGTTCTTATGGGTGTCCATCGCGGCCTGAAGTTCTGCCTCGATATATTCCCCCCCGCGCTTGTGGACGCCAGCCGTTGACAGCTTGAAGTCTGTCCGCTTGCTGTGGAGCGGGGCAAGGTGCTTGAGATAAAGCAGTTCTTCGATGCTGACCGGCTCGATAAGATCGGAAAACAGCGCCCCACCGTCGCAGATACGGCCATGCCCTAGACGCCAAGGCGTAGCCGTCAGACCCACCACGCGAAGGCGCGGGTTGATCTCGGCCAAGGCATTGATCAGCGTCCTATACCCGCCTTCGTCCTTGTGGGAAATCGTGTGGCACTCGTCAACGATCACCAGATCAACATGACCAATCTCAGACGCCTTGGTGCGGACAGACTGAATCCCGGCGAAAGTGATCGGCTCGCCCGCTTGCTTCCGGCCAATGCTGGCCGAATAGATGCCAACGGGAGCATTCGGCCAAACGGCGAGCATGCGGGCGTGGTTCTGCTCGATCAGTTCCTTGACGTGGGTCAGCATCAAAACCCGTGTCTCTGGCCATTGCTGCAATGCATCCCGGCAAAGAGCGGCGATGATGACGCTTTTGCCCGCGCCGGTGGGCAGCACCAAGCATGGGTTTCCCCTGTTGCCTCTGGCAAACCAATCATAGAGCTGGTCAATGGTCCGCTGTTGATAGTCACGGAGTTTCATCCTTGAATCCTCCCGCCGAGTTGGCTGCGCACCTTCATCACAAGGTTATCCTTGGTGGCGCAGGCTTCCGGGTTCGCCAGGATTTCCTTTGACGAAAAAACAAAGGCGTCGGCCTCTCCATTGCGGACATGGTGCCCCATGATCGCATAAACCGCTTCGTTGTCGGCCTCGCCAGGGATCAGCTTCCAGGGCACCAGATCAGGGTGCAGAACGTGGCTGTCACAGCCTTCATACTGCGTCTCAGCCGGGATCACCGCGCCGCCCCAGCGGGTGCAGGTCCAGGTTCCGTTAGCCTCGGCGGTAGAAAGCGCGCAGGTGCGGCAATTTACTTCCTTGGTGCGGTTCGTCGAATGGCAGAACTCATGTCCCGCGCAGAACTTGCACTGATACCAGCTCGGATCAGTCGAGCAAGGAGGCGGAAGCCGGTCATCCGTAGCGATGCGATTTCCCCTCGCCAAAGCCTTTTCGGCGTGGTCCTTATCGTACCGCACCCGCTCAGTATAGATGCGGTCATCGTCCTTGCAGACGGCGACGTACAAAGCCCGGTCGATCTCGGTGCCGTGCATATAGATTTGCATCTGGGTGTAGTGCATGGGCTTGCTCAACTGGACGCCTTTGGCTGCCACTTCATCCCAGGACTTTTTGCTGTGCGTTTTGAACTCGGCGACGTGCTTTTTGTACGGCGCTTCCGGCACTCCGCTTTCGATGATGCCGTCCGTCGATCCGCCGATGTGCCCGCCCAGCTTGAGAAACGTCTGGTCGCCCTCGGTGGAGCCGATTTCGATGCCGATCATTTTCAAGTCGGCGACGATCCAGCTTTCCTCATGGTGGCCGCGCCGGAACAGGCGGCGGATGCGACCGGGAAACTTCTCGATCACGGCCCAGCGAAACGACAGCCAGAGCCAGCGATCACAGTGGTGGCCGAGGATGCTGGCACCCATGTGCAGCCGGGGCTTGTCGGACACTGCCGCGTGGGCCTCATCGATCATGGCCGCGATGGAATGTTGTGGTTCGGGGATGGTGGTCATAGTGCAATCCCTAATAATGGCTCTGTTTCGCATTGTTCATCGTATTCATTGCGCTTGGGCATAACTTCGCGCAAATCAATGCCACCGCCATATTTTCTCTTTGCGACAAATGTGCGGCCTCCGATGCGTTCGGAATATCCATCACCAGGATTTTGTCCAAGCAACGTGCATCTTGCTTTGATAAGTTCTTGAGCAAGGTCCGCAGCGTCATCAAACGCTGCGGCGGTGCATTTTATTTTGACGACTGGGATCATGCGAATAGCCCCTGTTGCTTGCGCGTTGCGGCCTCAAGATTTTTCACAGCTTGCCGAAAATAGCTCGGCTTCAATTCGATGCCGATTCCCATGCGGCCCATTTCCACAGCTCCATAGACCTCGCTTCCGATGCCGAGGAATGGGGTAAAGACGGTGTCTCCAGGATTAGACCAAAGCTGAATGCACCTCTCGATAACGTCGAGCTGCAGAGGGCTAATGTGCTGTTCGTCCTTTTCGTCTCGTCCTCCGCGATATTGCAATGTGCGCGTCTGGTCAATGTCAGTCCATACGGGGGATGCATAACGCTGCCACACCTCAATGCTGTACCAGTTCCGCCCATCGGTGGGGCTGGTGTATTTTGATGGATCAGGGCCATCACCTTCGCCAATCCATTGATCGAAGCATCCGCTAACAGGCTCCGGGTTTTCCCCAGGCTTGCGGAAAGTCACAACATAATCAGCCAATCCCTGAGCGCTGATTGTGCTGTCCTTCACAATCTGCTTGTGCAGCAGGCGAATGGATTTCGTGCGCTGCTGCGCGACAACAGGGTCTTTCCAGATGCAGACTTCGGAATGAAAAATCTACCCTGCGGCCTCGTATGCACGGATAGTCTCCCCGCGAAAATCTCTCATGCCGATGTATCCATGCCTGATTTTGCTGGTCGGAAGCTGCATGACATGAACGGAATGCAGACGTCCAGGCATCGTCACGCGGAAAATCTCGCGGATCAGAAACCCATAATGCTGCCAGAATGCATCACCTTCATTGTTAGAGATATCCCTGTCCGAGTTGCTGAATTTGTACAGCCCCTCAAACGGCGGCGAATGGATGCCGAAATGAATAGAGTTGTCTGGGATAGCTCGGATGAGTTCGCAGCTATCTCCATTGTAGATAGCATACTTATCAGTCACTACTTGATCGACGGCAGAGATCATTGCGATGTTCCTTTGTTCAGCCATGCAGGAATTTTCACTGGAATGGCCGGTTGATATTCCATTG